GAATAGCGAATGCGGGATGCGACTGGGATGTAAAATTAGACCTCGTGGCGCTATGGCGAGAGATTGAACGTCTATGTAAAAACGAACACACACCCGTTTTGATGTTTTGTAATGCCCGTTTCGGTGTTGAACTAGTGAATTCAAAACCAGACTGGTTTAGGTATGACCTGATTTGGGATAAAGAAGTAGGCGTGAGTTTTCTCTCGGCGAATAAGATGCCGTTGCGTTGCCACGAGTTAATCTACGTGTTCGCGAAGAAGTCGGCGTTTTACAATCGGATTGATGAATACAAGGAGGGAATGTGTGCGAGGATGCGAAAAACGAGCAATCCGCGCGGAAGCAATTTTCTATCGGGGACAGTCGGTATTTCACAACCAGACAATACACAACAGGCGAATATGCGATGCCCCTTATCCATTATACGGGACAGACTGGATAGATACAAGAGCCATCCTACGGGCAAATCGATCACACTCTACAAATGGTTAATCTCTCGGTATTCTAATGAGGGGGATATGGTTTTAGACCCAACCGCGGGCAGTTTCTCGTCGGGACGAGCGTGTGCTGAATTAAACAGGAATTATATCGGGATAGAAAAAGATGAGAAGTTCTATAATGCGAACAAAATAGAAAAAATTGAAATAGAATAAATGATATGTATTGTATAATACTCATCATTCACGAAGAATGCCGAAGGACTATATATCTTTGCCGTATGACGATTACTGGATTGAAATGAAGAGACTTTACGTATATGAAAACGGTGAAGTCTATAAAAAACGACAGGACGGAACAAAAGGGAAGTTGATGAAAAAATATACTGGAACTCACTATAGAGGATTTTTCTGGAGTTTGTGCGGGAGGCGAGAATATGAATTTGTTGTGAAGTCGTATCTTCAAGAGACCCCTAATCCTCAATAAACCGACGGCCACCGCACATTTCATTAGGGTAATTCTCTATCATAAAAGCCTTGACCGCACGGGCGGCCTCCTCCTCTGTTTCAAAAAAACCGAGTGAGTGAGTGAAGGTTTCTTTTGGATTATTATCTTTTGTGGTGACAACCACAGCCATCCATTTTTTATACTGTTTGCTCCATCTCACCGACCAGAACTTGCCGTTATTTTTCATGTTATTCGCATTTGCTCGTTGCGAACACCACCGAAGGTTTTTGTAGTTGTTATTACGGGGGTTTCGGTCAATATGGTCTATTACACGATGGAGGGGGTTGGTGTTGGGGATGAATACCATACCGACGAGGCGGTGAAGGAGCATAGAAATAAAACTGCGTGGAACGGCGAGTTTTGCTGGACGTCCGAAACCTGATTTTGGTCTTAATAAATTACCAGAGGCATCCTCCGCCCGATGAAGCGCGACACAATTATAACCGTGGGACGGTGATAAAGTCTGCGTCATAATGCGGTTTTGAAGAAGGTTCAATATCTCACCCCGTCGGTTAATGGCATAATTGCCCTTTCGCACACCAAATCTCTCGTCAATCTCAACGAACTTCGCCATAAAGTTCTCCTCATCCACCACAACGGAGGGCGATACGACGATTTGATTACCCGCAATATCCGTCGCCACGGAGGGTTTCACACGAAAGAAGGCGTTAATTTGCGCTTGAGTGACACGAGGCATTTTACTATGATGTTCTATGTAATTATCTCTTTATACCGATTTAAAGATAATTACCTACCAACAAGCCCACCCACAGCAAACGCAGGTCAAATCTCTCGGCGAGGGGGATTTACCCCGTGGCGTTGAGCCGACGGACGACGGAGTGGAGGGCGGAGTGATGCTGTCGCTGTCATTATACAGAAATTTCTCCTTTCGTTTATGTTCGCCTGAATGGTAAGTCATCAATTTTCGAACGAAAAGCATATATTACATACCTGCTTTTTCTTTAATCTCTGTTAGTAATTTTTCTCGGCACGTTTTCTTGTAATCCAGCATTTCAGACTCATCCTGCTCCGTCCATTTTTCAACCGCCCGAAGGTGTTTTTCGGTGGCGAGGTGGCGACGGATGATATTCGCGGTCAAGCAAAAGTTCCCGCCACAATTCGAGCAAATGCGGTTATGTGTTCTAGATAACATGGATGTGAATGAGGCAACGAGGGGTTCAATCCAGTCCGCGTGGCGTTTATACCGTAAATCCTTATATTTTGTTCCAGCGGTAGAAGAGCCGTAGGGGTGCTGTTCGGGGTAGTAATCACTCATTCTCAATATATAAACATAAGTTCGGTATTATATTTATATGAAATGACCGCCTCGAAGTCCCCTGAATACGACGACAACCTCGAAAATCTGTTAAAAGAAGAAGGTGAGAAGGCAGAAAGTCTATCTATTTTACACCGAATGTCCCACGAGAAGTTCAATCTTTACAGCAACGCAATCAATATCCCCGTTATTGTATTGAGTTCCATCATCGGTTTTACAACTGGTATTAAGGTTGAATATGATGATATGAATATCGTTCTCGGTATTGCGTCCGTCTTCGTAGGGGTAATAAAATCTCTCGACACCTTCTTCCAATTATCCCAGCGTTCCGAACGCCACCGATTAGTTTCTTTACAGTATTCGCAACTGTGCCGAAAATTATCCGTTGAACTCGCTCTTGAACGCGATGTTCGCGAAAACGCAAAGGATATGTTGAATATGATACGAACCGATATAAGAAACCTCGAAGAAGTAGCACCAATCATAGATGATGACATCATAAAGAAATATAAAATTAAATACCCGAAGGTTGATGGAGAAAAAATAAAACGCCCTGCCATAACAAACGGACTGACGGAGATTTGTATAAATAAACCAGATGCGAATTATATTGTGAAGGCAGACCTCGTCGCTCGTAGTCGTCGCCAATCGAAAGACCACCCCCACGAAATCGTAGATATTCCGCTGGACGACGACATCGGGGCGATGTGATTATATGTGAGACCAAGACTTATTAGTGCTTGATGTAGATATTTTGTTGTGTGCTGACGCTGTGAGCCATCCCATCCGCAATCATCTTATTCTTTTCTTGCGCCTCTAACAGATTGTCGGTAGCAAAAATTGTGCGGAGCATCGCGCACCCCACCTTGCGAGGGGCGAATACGCGATTAAGACATCTGGTAATGGAGTTGCCGACATCAAAGGGTCGCCCCGAAACAAATAGGAGAAACGGGAATGTTTTACCTTTTTTTAGGTCAATCCCCATCGTTGGAAGTTCTCCGTCGGTTTTGCGCGAATTAATGTAAAACCAGAAAATCTCCATAACGTCCTCGGGGATTTCGGCCTCTTGGACGCCGAAGGACTTGAAGGTCTTGAACTTTTGAAAGACGAACTTATTTTCATCTAGGATGAGGTAATTTACGCCGTTGTCTAGGGGGTCGGGGCGTTTTTGAGAGATTACCATTTCTAGGTAGTCCTGATTGCGCCGAGGGAGTATTTTCACATAGAGGGTGAGGACAGCAAAGTGAAGGAGAAAGGTGTATTCGTAGGAGTGTTTTACCCCCCCTTGCGCCCTGATGTCCTTGAATGTAATATACATTTCATCCCATTTGTCTATAATTTCATCCCACGTGACCCAGTTGTCTTCTTGTTTCTGTGTTTTCTTGCCTTGGACGAGTTTGTGTTCTCTCGCCACCCTCATCATTCTCTCGTGATATGAGTCTATCCTCTGGAGCATCCCGTCATCAGGAACAGGATATATGAGTTTGAGTGCTGAATGGATGGATGTGTAATAAACCCTCTGTGTATTTTTTGAGTATTTCGTTAGTTTTTTTTCAACCTCCGCAAAATCAAAGAGGTAGTGTAAATTATCAACAGGCTTTTCGTCATTTAAAATTTCTAGGTTGCGTAAATAACAGACCCTAGATGTATCGGCGAGACCGTATTCAGCCATTTTTGCGGACAGTTCGTCCATAAAGGGCGTGGATTTGAATGAGCGAGGCATAATATATACGGCGATATACATTATACAATTTTTCGTTTTATACTTGTTTAGATAATTACCGTTTAATAATAGCCCTCCTTGGGGACATAGAGACGAAAGCCGACGACGGCGGTAGAGGTGGCGGCGGCTGCTCCGCTGACTTGTGTGGCAAAAATGGAGAGGGTGTTGGTTTGATTGGGGGCAGCACCACCGATAACAAGTTTGCCTTGGAATTGCGCTCCTTCGAGGGGGGTGGCGGCACCAGCACCAGCGGCGGCGGCTTCAACTGAACCGAGCCACCCTTCAAAAATACAACCAGCATTACGAAGAGGGGGGATAGCGGGAACACCGACACCACCACCGTTAGGAGTATTACCGAGAACAGAGGTTATTACCATAGCCCGAGTGCCGAGGGCAAGGGTGGCGGTGCCGACAAGAATATCGTATTTGGAGGTATTACAGAGTCCAGCATAATCAGTTGAACCGATTTGAAAGTTCGCTGTCGAAACCGCCTTGGCGGCGGGGTCTTGAAGACTACCGATTGAACTAGGGACAAGTGCGTTGAGGGACATCTTGGGATTTGTTTTATGGTAGTATTATTCGTTTGTTTTTATATATAATTTCGTATAAAAACATCCACATCGGTAGTTTATATCAATAATGAACGCCGTCGCTCAACCTAGCAATCCAGAGGCCTCCACGGTTTTTAATGAACGGACTGGTAGTTCTAAACTGAAGAAAATCATAACCGAACCGATGAGTGATGCGGATATTGAGTTGTATTTGCCGAGTGCGAAGGTGCTGATGTTTCGCGAACTGAAAGGCTACCCGAATATACAGGCGATATTGAAACGCCCGAGAGATTATTTTATAATGTTATACGAACACACTCCACAGAACGGTCACTGGACTGCTGCCCTGAGATATGGAAACACTATAGAGTTTTTCTGTCCTTACGGGACTAGCCCGTATTCACCGAACTCACCTCTCGAGTGGAACTCGCCAGACCAGAATGCGGTGGTGGATGCGACATCGAATTATCTGGAGACGATGTTGAATCAAGCAGAGAAGGATGGTTTTAAGGTGATTTTTAACAAGATGGATTTACAGAGTAAGGATAATGATATTAACACGTGTGGGAGTTTTGTTGTTTTTAGGATTTTGTGTTTGATGGAGGATGATTTCAGTCTCTCGGCGTTTCAAAAAGCAATAAAGAAAATCCACAACGCGACTGGGTTGAATTATGATGAAATCGCGGCGGACGCCATAGAGGTTAGAGAATAAAATTGATATAATCTTATATGTTTTGTATAAAATTATAGATTTGGATGTGTGATGCCGAGAGATTTTGGGCGAAGGTGGATAAGGAATGTGAGTGTTGGAATTGGACTGGGTGTTTGAGGAGAGGATATGGGATATTTTGGTTCAACGGAACTGATAGAAGAGCACATCGGTATTCTTATATCATTCATCATCCACTTACATTTGATTTATTGGAACACCCCGATATTTGTGTGTGCCACAAGTGCGACAACCCGAAGTGCGTCAATCCAGCACATCTGTTTTTGGGGTCAAACGCGGATAATATGGATGATAAGATGGAGAAAGGACGAAGTGCTGATAAAAAAGGCGAAAAAAACGGCCGAGCAATACTTACCGAAACTCAAGTGAGAGAGATTAGGTCTCGGTATTTGGCAGGAATATCGAGAAGGCAATTAGAAATAGAGTATGGAATAAAAAAAACAACTATCTACAAAATAATCTCTCGGAAAAGTTGGAAACATCTGGAATAAACACCAAGATTAATAATAAAAACAACTAAATAGACTATCTATAAACAAAGAAAGAATGGCGTCTTTTCCTTCAAATGGCTATAATGAGGTTATGTCTGGCACAAATAATTATACTGGTAGTAATTTTTACGGCACATCGTGTCCCAAAACCCCTATCGTCCCAGTCGCAAATGACGATTTAACGAATAAACTTTATGTTGATACGGCTACTGGAGGTGGTATTATCGGCAGTCTTACGGATAAGGGGTCTCTCATCACAGCCAACGGCACAAACGCCGTAATCTTCGACCAAAATCCGTATCAAACCGCGCTCACTACGACTACGGTCTATGAGTGGTCTGCTCTCGCACTCGGTCAGTCCCGCGCATTTACAACCACCGTCCCCACACTCATACCTCTCGGGTCGGGTATTACAATCACATATTCAGGCACAGACAGCATCAAAGGCAACGTGACATCCGTCGTCGGCACAACTGTCACCATCACCATCACCGCACTCGCATCGGCGGCGTATGTCTCTACAACGGTCTATACATCTAATCCGCCAGCAGGTGTCCTCGCTGGCTCGCTC